ATCAGAACTCCACGTCGGAGTCGAGCCGCCCCGAGAGCGAGGCCGCCGGGCCGTTGCCCACGCCCGGCGTCGCGATGTACCGGAGCCGCACGCGGTCCCCGGCGACCGCGTCCGCCGCGTTGAACGCCACGGTGCCGCCCGCCGCCGAGAGCGCCGCTTGCCCGGCCGCCGGAGCGGTGCCGCGCCCGACCACGAGCTTGACGCCCGGGATCACGCCCACGAGCACCTCGGCCTCGCGCAGGAGCACCCCGCGCCGCGCCTGTGCGAGCGTGGCGATCGAGCCCGCGCCCACCGTCACCTCGTCCTCGAAGAACTCGCCCTCCACGGGCTCGTAGTACGCCTCCGCCGCCGTCACCGCGTCCGCGGCCGCGAAGAGGAGATCGCCCACCGCCGTCACGCTCACCTGCCCGGCCGCCGGCACCGTCTCCGGCGCCACCACCGTGCAGTAGCCCGTGGCGCCGCCGGTGCGGCGGAACACGCGCAGCGGCAGCGCGCACTTCGCCGTGTCCGGGAGCTGCATCACGTCGAGCGCCACCGCGCCCTCGCGGAACGCGACGATCTGCCCCATGCCCGAGCCGAGGCGCACCACCTGCGCAGCCGTCGGCAGCTTGTTCGGGTTCGCCTCGTCCAGCACTGCTTCGAGATCGCGCGCCATGGTCTTGAGCCTCCGAAAGTGTTCCTACACGAGCGCCGAGCCCCGGACAAGTGCCGCTCCCGCGCCGCTACACCGTGCGCCCTGCCGCGAGCAGCGTGAGCTGTCCCGTGCCGCTCACCTGGATCCGGGCCGGGGGAGCCTGCGGATCGAACTCCACGAGGAGCGTCCCGTACACCCTCACGTCCGAGCCCGCGCCCGTGTCGGAGAGCCCCGTGAGCCCGAGCTTGCCCACCGCCGTGCCGCCCGTGATCACCACCGAGCCGGCCGTGCCGGTGAGCTGCCCCGTGATTCGGAGCTGCCCGCTCGCCGTGTCCACCGAGGCCGGCAGGAAGCCAAGGCCCGCGAGGATCGCCGCCGCGTTGATCCGCGCCGCGATCGCCACCGCCGTGGTGTCGCCCGGCACCACGAAGGTGACGACGATCGCCACACCGTCCACCGTGAGCGTGAGCGTCTCGCCGTTGAGCACGGTGCCGAACGCGCCGCCCACCCCGAGCACCGAGGCCGCCTCCGCGCCGATCCGCAGGATCAGCGGCTGCGAGGTCTTGGCGTACAGGAACTCGATCGCGATCAGGTCTTCGAGGATGTCGAGATCCACGAAGATTGCGCCGATCGCCCCGGCCGTGGCGATGTTCAGCGGGCTCGCCGTGTCCACCCCGCTCTGGTAGCTCTGCGTCGCGCACCGCAGCGCGAGCTGCTTCACGAGCCGGTCGGCGGAGGCGCACGAGGAGACGCAGGCATCGCCGCCCACCTCGATCGTGCCCCGGAGCTGGAGCGTCGTCGTCACGCGCTGCTACCTCCCCGGATCAGCCGCCAGCCGGAGGCAGGCCGGCGCCCTCGTCGGTGCCCGGCGCCGGGAGCGTGTCCCCGCCAGTCGTGCCCCCACCCGAGCGCGGGAGCTGCGCACGCACCGGCAGCTCGGCCTCCGAGGGCCAGAGCCCGCCGGGCGCCTGCCCCTGCGTGGTATCCGAGTACGGCTCCAGCGCCCCGATCGGACCGGGCGCCGAGGCTGCGGAGGAGGCCTGCGAGCGGAACGGGAGATCCATGGGCCCGAGAGTGCCACGCGCCGCCCGAGGCGTCTACGTCACTCGCGCCCGCTCCGGAGGTTCACCACCGGCGCCGCGTTGCCCGGCGCCGCGTCCACCGGGTTGTCGCGCGGCTGGTCCGGGAGCGAGCCCGACATGATGCGCTCGGGCACCGAGTGCCGCAGGTGCGCGTCATCGAAGCGGTCCTCCTCGCGCGGGAAGGCCATGCGGGCCATGAACCCGGCGAACGAGGAGGGCTGATCCTCCTGCGCGTGCTCCTCCGCCGCCTTTTCCAGCTTCGCGTCGAGCCCGACGCGCGGGTACGTGGTCGCCATGCCGAGCAGGCTACCGCGCTGCACCCCGTGGCGTCGAGGCCGGCCGCGGATCGCGCACCCTGCGCTGCGCCCGAGCCACGGAGGCGGTCCTGATGAACTCGGCGAAGCTCTCACCGAGGAGAAGCGCCGCGCTCTTGATGAGCGCTATCTCGTCCCCCCTCCAGTGCGTGCCGATCACCACCGCTCCATTGCCCCTCGGGGGGCGCCCCCGCCCACGCTTCTTCTCCTTCATGCCCTCTGCTCCTTCCTGTTGCGCGCGTTGCGCGCGCTGCGCGCTCGGAGTCGGCGCGCCTCCTCCGAATCGTCTCCCGCCTCCGGGCTCTCCCCGGCTGCCAGCTCGGGCTCGCCGAAGGCCACGTCCACGAGCACGTCCCGCATCGTGTCGAGCGGGATCCCCACGTGCAGGCACGCCTCGGCCGCGAGCCGGAGCGCCCGTAGCTCGCGCATCTCCTGCGGCTTGCCCCACCGCGACTCCTGCTCGTGCTGCATCGCGATCCGTGCGAGCGCCGAGAGCGCACGCTCCACCTCCTCCGGGGTGTACGTGCAGACCCAGAGCGTGCGCAGCGTGGCATCCCACGCCACCCGGTAGCCCTCCACCTCGTGCACCTTGAGCGCGCGCCCGGTGTTCACCCCGAAGGCGTCATCGCCCGAGGCCACCTCCTCCGCCGGCAGGTGCCAGCGGATCTGCACCGGCTGCAACGGCCACTTCACGAGCGCACCGACCAGTCGTCGTCCGTGTAGCCGCTCTCCGGCTCGATCGGCTCGTCCACGTCGGCCTGCGTGTACCCGGAGAGGATCTCGGGCCGGAACTGCGCGAGCTTCGCCTTGCGGCACTCGGTACACACCCGGCAGAGCGGAATCCCCTGCGCATCATGCTCCCACCACGATCCGTCGCCGGGCTCGTGAGGGTGCGTTGCGAGATAGGCGCTCACGAGCGCACCCAGTCGAGCAGCACAACGGCCCCGAGGAAGCGCGAGTACGTAGCGTGCGAGAACGAGGAGGCCGCGAGCTGCCAGAAGGCGCCGCACTCCGTCGAGCCGAGGGGAAAGTCCTCCGCTCGCTCGGCATCGCGGAGAACGTGATCCTCGTAGAGGCAGGCACGCTCGACGTGGAAGCGGAGCGCCTGGAGCAGCTCCTCGGAGCGATCCCGCTCCGGCCGTGAGGGCCGATCCCAGAGCGAGGCCTGCCGCGTCACCGCTGCCCCTCTGCGCACGCGATCCGTGAGCCTCGGGCGCCTCACGTGCCCACCTGCCGGTAGTAGCGCCGCTGCCACCTCGGCTCACTCGGAGCGTTGACAACGCGGCTCACGAGCACCCCCTCGCGCTCCAGCTCCCCGAGCACGCGCCGCGCGAACGAGATCCGGTAGCGGAGCGGGAAGTGCGAGGCCGGGCCCCCGCCGATCGCGATCTGCCGCGCCACGTCGCGCGAGTACGCCTCCCCGGCCCGGGCGAGCACCACGAGCACCGCCGCCCGGGCGTCCGCGTACCACGCGCTCCGCTGCGCCGAGATCGCCGAGAGCGTGGCCTCGTGCTCGGGCCTCGGTGCCGCTGCGCTCACGTTGGCCCCTTGGCTGCGATTGCGAGCTTGCCCTCGTAGTACCGGCGCTGCCGCTCCAGCTTCTTGATCGCGTTCTCCGCCCGGCGCCGCTTGGAGTCCCACCGCGTCAGCCGATCCGTGATCGCCACGATCTTCTGCGTCGCCAGATCCTCGCTCGTCGGCTTCGCCTTGGGCGCCTTGAGCGGCTCCCAGCGGAGCACCTCGCCGTAGCGGGTGAAGAGGTGCGGAAACGCCTCGCGCACGTACCCGTAGCCTGTCTCGGTCCGGTGCATCACCGAGTGAGGCATGTCCCGGTGCTCCACCCCGAAGAGGTGCATCACCTCGTGCCGCACGAGCCAAAGCACTTCCACGAGCTGCACCTCCTCGCGTGGGAGGCGAAGCCTGCACCTGCCGCCACCGAGCGAGGCTCGCCCCGAGGCGCCGATCCCGCCGCCTCGCGTGTACGTCCAGGTCACGGTGCAGCGAGCTCGGATGAACTGACCTCGGACGCGGGCCGAGGCTGCGGCCGCAGCGTCCCGGCGCCCGATCACGCTCTCCACCTCGGAGAGGACTGAGAGGAAGATCGAGCGGATCACGACGCCCGAGTACCGGGTGCGGTTCACGACCCTCATCGGCGCCCCCCGCCGAAGGGGATGCGGGCGCAGCCCGCGTCCCGAGCGCCCTGCGCGCGCTGCGTGCTCTGGTACGTGCCCCCCGCTGCCTCCGCAGCGTGGTACGCGATCAGGCCCCACGAGCCCGCCTCCGCGTACCAGAGATTCGCCGCGTTGTAGCCGTAGCGGTACTGGATCGTCACGAGATCCCCACGCACGGCAGTCCGTCGAGCGCCGGGAGCAGCTCGGGGTGGTGCGCAGCGACGAACGCGCGCAGATCCTCGACGTGCCCGTGCAGCTTGAAGATGCGGTCCTGCACCGCCATGAAGCGCCGCGCCGCCTTGCGCTGCGCGTCCCCGTTGCCCCAGTTCCCCGTGTCCATGTCCCGCCTCGCCTTCCTGCCGGTCGTGTGCCAGCACGAGCAGAGGTAACACAGGGCGCATTTACGCGCAAGCGCGTTCTTCTCAGTCGCTGGGGTCGTCCGCCCACCCGCCGTCGGGCATCTCCCCGTACTCGCGCCGCAGGAACAGGAGCCGCGATCGCCCGGGAAGGGCTGGGTGTGATCGTGCTTGCCCCTCGACGCTCACCCCCTCCTGGATGGCCGCTCCGCCGCCTGCCGCTTGGCCTCGGCCGCCGCCGCCTTGGCCTCCACGGCCCGCTGCCGCTCCGCAGCCCGCTCCTGCGCCCGCCGCGCCCTCTCCGCCGCCTTCGCCAGCGTCGCGGCCTTCCGCGCCTCCAGCGCCCGCTGGCGCTCCTCCGCGCGCCTCGCCACCTCCCCCTCCGTGCGCTGGAGCGCCTCCTCGGCCCGGTGCTGCTCCACCACGCGCTCCACCCGCGCCCGCGTGGGCTTCGGCGGCTTCCCGTACCGGCGTTCCTTTACGAGCAGCTCCCGCGATAGCGCGACGTTGAGCTGCCGGCCGCTGCCCTCTCTGCGCTCCCCGCGCTCGTACTGCCCGACGGCGATGCGGATCTCCTCGATGTCGCCGTGGAGCGAGTACGCCTCCTCCGGCGTCATCGTCGCCGCCCGCTCCCGCGCGAGCTGTTCCATGTGCGCGATCTGCCGCCGCGCCCGCTCGATCATCGGCGTCGGCGCTCGCACGTGCTGCGGTACCTCCTCGGGCACCTGCTCGGCCACGCGCTCCGGCTCGCGCAGCCCACGCCCCCGCCGCTGCGCCTCCGCCTCGGCCGCCCGCCGGCTCGCGCGCCACACCCGGGCCGCCTCCCGGCGCTCCTCGGCCGTGACGAGCGCCCGTTGCGGGGGGCGCACGTCGGCCGTCCCGAGCCGCCGCTGCACCTCCAGCACCTCCGGCCCCGTGAGCTGCCTCGTCGCCCTCGTCTCCGGCCAGCTCTCCCGCCACGGGATCAGCGTCTCCCGGTCGTTCGGCCGCGCCGGAGGCCGCAGGTACACTCGCCCCGCGCCGTCGCGGAAGCTCTCGTCCAGCTTCCGCACCTGCCCGTGCACCGCCACGCTGTCCTCCGCCGTGCGGTTGTCGAAGATCGCCACGATCTTCTTCCGCACGTCGGGCATGTCGGCCTGCATCGCCCCGAGCGAGCGCAGCTTCGCCTCGTTGTACGCCGCCGCCGTCTCCGTCCGCACGATCCGCTCCGCCCAGCTCCGGTACCGCCGGAACAGCCCCTCCGGGATCTGCTCGGTCTGCGTCCGCACCACCTGCCCGCCCACCACCCGAGCGCGCAGGCTCACCTCGCCCGCCGGCCCCCCGTGCCCTGTCAGCTCCTCGATCATCTCCTCCTGCGTCATGCCGCCCACGAGCCCCACCGCGATCCGTCGCTGGAACTCTCCGATCATCGCCGAGCCGTACCGGTCCACGCTCGTCGCGTACCTCGGCAGCATTAGCGCCGTCGTCTGCCTCGTGATCCCCGCGATCGCGTCGGCCTCCGCGATCCGTGGCGTGATCGCCACGCCCGTGAAGCGCCGCTCCAGCCCGGCGAGTAGCCGCGCCGTCGAGCTGGTCGCGTGCTCCAGCACGAAGCCCGCGCGCTGCTCCGTGAGGCCGAGGATCCGCGCCTGCACCCGATCGAGCGCGAGCCGGATCTGCGCCGAGTACGCCAGCGCCTGCGCGCCCGTGAAGCGCGCGTCGAGGGCGCCGAACCTTCGGCCCTCCGCCTGGAGCTTGCGCGCCAGCCGCCGGTCCGCCTCTCCGAGCAGCTCCCGCAGCGCGAGGAGCTGATCGCGCCCCCGCTCGTCCGCCATCCCGAGCAGCCTCCGGGCCTCCGTGACGGTGGCGAGGACGGCCCGATCGGCTGCCTCGAACTCCGGGCCCTGCGGCACGGGCTACGCGCCCGGCGGAGGCTTCTTCGCCGGCTCCTCTTTCTCGTCCTCTTTCTCGTCCTCTTCCTCGCGCTCCAGCGCTCCGAGCCCGGGCGCCTTCGTCTCGGCCTCCGCCCGCATCATCTCCTGCGCCTGCGCCATGGCTGCCTCGGACTCCACCTCGATCGCCGCCAGCTCGGTGTCCACGTCGGAGACGCCCCAGAGCGTCTTCACCGCCGCGATCGCCGAGCGTTGCGAGAGCACGGGCTTGCCGCCCGTGGCCTTCTGCGCTGCGTCCGTGGCCTTCGCGATCTCCTCCCAGCCCGGCGGGAAGTACGGCAGCCAGTTCAGCGTGATCTCCAGCTCCTCGGCCGCGGGCGCCCGGCGCTCCGTGCGCCGCACCACCGGCTCGCCGCCGGGCTCCTTCGGGGGCTCCATCTGCACCCGCGCCGGGAGCACCACTCGCCCCACCGTGCGCGATCCGTCCGCCGCGATCTCCGTGCGGCTCTCCACGAGCGCCGCCGCCCGCACCATGTCCCGCAGGAGCGGCTTCACCCCGAACTCCCCGTACTGCTCCCGGAGCAAATCGAGCCGCGCGAGCATCGGCTTGTAGAGCATCTCGATCGCGAGCGCGCTCTGCGCCGCTCCCGCCATCTTCTCCGCGTCGGCGAGCACCACCCCCACCGTCTCCAGCACGAAGCTCCGGAGCTGCCCGAGCACCGCGAGCCCCGCCGCCTGCGCCTGCCCTTTCAGCTCCAGGTAGTCCGCCCCGCCCCGCGAGTAGATCGCATTCCCGCGCCCCTTGCGGATCGTGCCCTGGTTCATCGCCGGGTCTTCCCGCACCACGAGCGTCGGCTCCAGGTTCGCCTTCGTCCCCGTGGCCGCCGCCGAGAGGAGCTGGTTCACCTCGTCCAGATCCTCAAGCAGCCCCTCGTAGTCGCTCTCCCCGTCGATCTCCTGCGAGTCGGAGGTGTTCTGCACCCAGTAGACGGGCGTAAAGCCGTATCCGTGCACGCGCTCGGAGCTGCGCACGCGCGACTCCCAGCCGGGCTGCTCGGCCACGCGCTGCGGGATCGGCTCCCACACCACCTCCCGCTGCTCGTCCCAGTACCGCGCATAGACGAACCCCGCGCGTACCACCTTGCGCGAGTCCGGATCCCACACGTCCCGCGGGTAGCAGTACGTCTTGAGCACCGCCCCCGGCCGCCGCTCGGCCTCGTCAGCCCACCGCAGCACCGTGCAGTGCTTGGCGTTGTGCACCTCCACGCGCGGGCGCCCGGCGACGAAGCAGAACGAGAGCACGCTCGTCCCGATCGCGCCCCCCAGGTTGCGTGCCTCGATCAGCCGCAGCGGCAGCCGCGCCGCCTCCGCCATCGCCCGCACGTAGTCCTCCGCCTCCGCGTCGCCCTCCACGCGCAGCTCGGGGAACCGATCGGTGCCGAAGAGGAAGCTCGTGAAGCGCTGCACGATCACCCGCGCGAGGTCGTACCGAGCCGCCGGCCGGCGCAGGGCGAAGGGCACGTACCAGCCGGGCTCAATCGGCTGATCGTTGCCGTGCCCCACGAGGTAGCCGTCCCAGGAGTACCGCTTCCGCAGATCCTGCGTCGCCCGGTAGTAGCTCTCCAGCCGATCCAGCTCGTGCAGCCGCGCCGTCTCCGCGTACTGCATCAGCGGCACGCCCCGGAAGGGGAGGTTGATCTCGTACCGCTCGGGCGCCTGCCGGGCGCCGAGAGCGGCCGCCCCGCTGTCCTGCGAGCGAGGCGTGGCGAGCAGATCGAGAGCGGGAGAGGGCACGTGCGGAGCCTACCGCGCAGCCCGGATCAGCGCGAGAGCGTGTCCGAGTGAGCGGCGATGCTCGCCGCGAGCGTGCGCGCTGCCTCGCGCGCGAACCACGAGGCCATCAGTCGGTCGCCCGCGTGCTCCTCGGGCCGGTAGTGCAGTGCCTCCGAGATCCAGGCGCTCACCTCGGGATCGAGCGTGTGCCCGTCCGCCCCGCTCGGGATCACCCAGAGCCCCGAGCGCAGCTCTACCGCGAGGCTCTCGATCCCGAACTCCTCGTCGTACTTCGCCCGGCCCGTCGTCGTGAACGGCACCACCGGGATCCCGCGCGTCTGCGCCCACTGGACGAGGAACGTCTGCGCCCCGTTGTCCTCCACCATCAGGCGCCCCGCGAAGCGCTGCCAGTTCGAGCCGATCCGCGAGAGCAGCTCCGGCGCCGTCCAGCGCCCCGACTCGATCTGGAGCACGAGCCGCCGCGCCCGCTCGTCGAGCGCGATCGTGAAGAGGCACGAGAGCGCGCCCTCCCGCTTGTGCGCCTTCTTGCCCATCCCGAGATCCACGCCCGTGAAGCACGGGAGCACCGCCACGCTGCCCGGGCGAGCGAAGGGAGCGCGCGTCTGGATCGTGCGCCCCTTGCCGGCCGCGATCGCGCCCTCGAACCACTCGCTCTTGAACCGCGCATCGGTGTCCGAGCGCACCCGGCAGAGGCGCTTGCGCGCGAACACGAGCGGAGGCTCCTCCTCGTACACCTCCTCGATCCGCTTGCTCGGCCACGCCGCCGGCCACGTCGGCCTCCACTGCCGCGCGTCGGGCTCGTCCGGGTTCTGCACCACCGAGGTCGTGATCGCGTGCCACCCCCGCCGCTGCTTGAGCTGCGCGATCAGATCCTGGAGCGTCCACGGCGTCCCGATCACCGCGATCCGCCCCGTGGCCGTCACGCGCGTCTTGGCCGTCGTGTCCACCCACTCGATCAGCTTGGCGCACTGCTCGGGCGTGAACGTGTTCTCGAAGTCGAGCACGTCGTCCAGGAGCAGGAAGTCCACGCGCGAACCCACGAGCGGGCCGCCCACGCCCAGTGCCTGCACGCTCGGATCGCGGGAGATCACCGGCCGCGCCACCGTGATCGCCTCCGAGTGCCACGGATCGCCCGGGTGCGGGCTCGGGCGCAGGCCCGGGAACACGTCGCGGAGCGCCTCGTTGCGCTCGATGTTCGCTCGGATCGCCCCGAGCACCTTCTCCGCCTGCCGGCTCGTGTTCGAGACGATCGCGATCCGCATGTTCGGGTTCGCCCCAAGCAGCGCGAGCGGCACGCCGACGCCCACCTGAGTCGTCTTGCCCATCTCGACGGCCGCCTCGATCACCACCCGCCGGTGCGTGCGGATCGCCTCGTGCCACGCCTCGTGGTGCGGCGCGTTCACGATCGGGCGCCACCCCTCCACGTTCTCCGCCACGTCTACGTTCTCGTCGGAGAGCGCGTACTCCACGAGCGCCGCCGAGTCACCCGCCTGCGCCCGCCGCCGCAGGCGCTCACGGATCGCGGCCGCGACGACGCGCGGATCCTCCCGAGGCTCGGCGAGCCCGAGGCTCACGAGTCGAGCGGACTGCTCGTGCCCGAGGGCAGCTCACCCGGGCGAGGCCAGCGCCGGTACTGGATCAGGAACTCCAGCTCGGCGTCGGAGCGCCCCGCGAAGAAGTCCTTCGGGTTCGGTGGCGCCGCCGCCCCCCTCACGGCTCCGCTCACCTCCACCTTGGTCGGCGCCGCGAGGCCGTCGAGCCTGATGATCTCGGCCGCCGCCCGCACCGCTGTTTTCGTGTCCGGGTTCGGCCGCACGAGCGGCTTACCCTGCGGGTCAAGGATCGGCGAGCCCTTGGCGTCCCGCACGATCTCCGTGCGCCCCATGGCGTTCGCGTATAGGTCGTCTAGGGAGGCCCGCATGGCGTCCCGCTTGGCCTCCCGGCCCTCCGAGCTGGCCTCGGCCTCCCAGGTGCGGCGGACGCGCGCGATGTAGTGGCGCACCTGCCTCGTGGTGAGGCTCCAGCGCTCCGCGAGCAGCTTCTCGATCCGCCGCGAGCCCACCCGCCTCGTGAGCAGCGTCTCCACCTCGACCAGGCGCTCGGCAACCACGGCCGCGCTCGCTCCAGGCCCCTTAGCTCCTCTCGGCACCGCTCTCTCCTCTCGCCGCCCGTATCCCGTGGGCGTCGCCGTGGAGAGGAGCCTACCGCAGCACGAGCGCGCCGTCAGGCCTCGGGTGGCGTGCCCTCGGCGAGCGGCTTCGGGAGCCGCCGCCGCCTGCCCTTGCCGCTCGCGTCGACTTCCGCCGTCTGCTCGTACCCGTCGAGGTGCGCGCGCGCGATCTGCTCCAGCACGAGCGAGCGCTCGCGCTGCGCCATGGCGATCTCCGCAGCCAGCCGTGCGAGCCGCTCCCCGAGCAGCGCGAGCTTGAGCCGCTCGACCTCCGTGATCGTGAACTCCTCGTCCGCGTTCCTGCTCATCGCTCCCGCCTTTCGTCGCTCGTGTCGGTTCACGGCGTGATGTTGAACCCGTTCTTCGTCGCCGCGATCACGCCGAGCCGGACGAACGTGTCGCCGAGCGCCTTCTGCTCCTCGGCCGTGAGGTCCGCGTTGCTGTCGGCGATCCAGTTGACGACCCCCACCTGCTGCCCGCTCGCATCGCGCGTAGCGAGCGAGAAGACGAGGTTGAATCCCGTCTGCATGCCGCCATTGCCGTCGTCGCGCGCGTAGGGCTCGACGGTGATGCGGTGCGCGGTGTCCTGCACCACGAGCGTCAGCGTCTCGGTTTTCGATCCACTCGGGTCAGCCATCGGTGCCTCCTGCCGCGTACGGCGGCTCGTGCGGGATCGTCTTCGCGTTCATCACACCGCCCCCGTGATCTGCCGCCAGCGGGCCGTCGTGCCGTCGTACACGAGCAGCACCGTGTCGTCCGCGCCGAGCACGACCGCGAGGCCGAGACTCGTGATGATCCTGTTCGCCGCCGCGCTCCCGGCGTCCTGGTGGTTGAGCGTGATGTTGTTCGCGCTCACGTTCACGAGCAGGAGCCGCTTGCCGTCGAAGCCGCCCGCGATCCCGCGCAGCGTCGATGTGCCTGCGCCATCGCCTTGCAGGCG